CACCGGCAGACAAAACAAAACCGGACAACACACCGGCAGACAAAACAAAACCGGACAACACACCGGCAGACAAAACAAAACCGGACAACATACCGGCAGACAAAACAAAACCGGACAATAGCATTGCCCCGGATAAAGCCCTTGCAGACCTGGCAAACGAATTTGTTACAGAATTGCCAGAGGAACTGCAAAAGGTTGTCCCGGTCAGCTTAACCGATTCGGAAAAAATCAAATTTTGCCGCGACCTTGTATCCGGCGTTAAAACTCTAACCGCGAACCATGCTGATTCACCGGGCGCAGAACGACCCAATAGAAATGGCGGCCCGGACCTGAACAGTATGACAACAAATGAACTTTTAGGCCTTGGCTTAAAATAATTTAAAAGGAACGAAACAAAATGGCTTTTACACTTGCAGAAATGGCAGAAAGAACAACAAACCCTCTTGAAAAGGGAGTGATCAAACTGTATGGCGAATCATCTGATATTTTGGCCGGTTTGCCCTTTACCTCCATTGCGGGCAACACCATAACGAAAAACCGGGAACTGACACCTTCAGGCGTTGGTACCCGAACGGTCAACGCAGAATACGATAACGCCACCAGCACTCAGGAAAAAATAACACAGCAGCTTATCATGATGGGCGGAAAGGCCTTGGTTGATCGCTATATTGTGAAAACATCTGGCCCGGACAGCAACCCGGTAGCTGAAGAAATTGCCGCAAAGGTCAAGGCATCGTCAATGCTGTTTAACAAGCTTTTTGTCAAAGGCAATGACTCCACAGATGCCAATGCCTTTGATGGCCTGGAAAACCGCCTGGCAGGTGATCAGGTTGTTGATTGTGGTTCATCGGCGGGCGGAGATACTCTGACCCTGGATCATCTGGACGAACTAATTGACACAGTGGGCAGCCCGTCACATCTGGTGATGAACGCTTGGACCCGGCGAAAAGTCAACCAGCTAATGAGGTCTGCTAATCAGGCGTTCGAATACGTGAAAAACGATTTTGGGAAACTGGTTCCGTATTATGGGGATATCCCCATTGCGGTTGTTGGCGTCGACCACGAATGGAACGAAATCATGGATTTTGACGAGGCGGACAGCAACGGGGATGCCGCAACCTGTACCAGTATATATGCTGTCCGGTACGGTTCTGACGGCGTTGAGGGAATCCAGCATTCAGCCCCCATTGTCGATGATCAGGGTTTTGTGGGAAACAACCGGCAAATCATTGTTGATTGGTTCGTAAACTACCTGATTAACACCCCGAAATCAGCAGCCAGGCTTCAGGGCATCAAGAAAGCTTAATAGTACGTCATTTGCCGGGCATGACGTTAAATAACGCCCGGACCTTTTCATGATGTGTTCATGGTTGTGGCCCGCCATGCAACCTAAAACAAAATGGCGGGGGTATCAGATGTTGCCGGGCGGGTTTCCCCTTTCCCCCGCCCGGCAACATAAAATAGGAGAAGCCTTTTGAAAAATTTATGTCAAAAATGCAAAAAAAAAGAAACCTGTAAAAGACTTTGTAAGGCTGCCCTGGCATATGTGAACCAGGATAGCCAGGTATATGAATTGCAGGATGAAACCAAAATAGTGGTATTTCCCAGGTGGAACGAAATGCAAGCAAGTACAGCCAATACCGGACCCGATGAAACCGCAGAATATCAGAACAACTATTTTGAAAATACCTTTTCTGACAATCCAGAAAACAATCCATTCAGCAGCTTTAACCCCGATAATATCCAAACACAGATTTTCATACACCGGTTTTTCAAAAAATGGCCATACGGTGATATTGCTTTGAAATTTGAAAAAACAGAAGAGTATGTCAAAACCGCATATTTTCAGGGGATGAAGAGAATGGCTTTAGGGCTTGAAATTTTGGACCACCAAAAACAGACAAACCAGTTTGCCAGCACCAGCCTTAAAAACTCTGAACCGGTACAGATGTTAAACCCGGCACAAAAGGATTTCCTTTTATACACACTGTTTGAACTGCCCATTAAGGATATTGCGGAAATAACAGACAGAAACAAAAATACCGTCAGATCCGGTATTTTTCGGGTAACCAATTATCTGAAAAAAGGAGACTACACCTTTTCAGACCTGGCAACCCCCGGACAATGGGAAAAGAAAACAAAGATAAACGGATTGAAAAATTTAAAGGGTCAAAAACAGCATGATTGATGAGATTCTAAAATTTCAACATCTGGTGGAACAAAGAGCAAATCAGCTTCACCAGGATATTTTCAACACCCTGATATCTACCAGGGCAGATATAACCGGGAAATTAGCAACCCTTCAGGCAGATATATTGAAAACTGATTTCAATCTGGATACACCCACCAGGAAAAGAAGGTTACTGAAAGCCCAACAAAAAGCCATTGACGAGGTAATTAATGAAATTTTCAAACAGATAAATGTTGAAATCAAATCAGCAACAACCGATACCATAGAGGCCACAGCCATTCATACTAAAAAGCATCTTATCGATATTGGCCCGAAATTGATATTACCTACCATGGAAAAATGGTTTGAAATGTCAACGGTTGACGGCCTTCTTGTCAATGAAATGCTGGATAAACTGGAAACCACAACAAAAGAAAGTATCATTCAGGCGGCTAGGAAATCTTTGATAAAGGGAGATCCAGCCGATAAATTAGCCAGGGCGATAAGAGATCAGGGCATTGCCGGAAAAAAGAAAGGCTTTGAAGGTATAGCCAGAACCTTAATAATGTCAGCTAACAACTATGCAAGGGATCAATTGATAAAAGAGAATTATGCCGACGTTGTAAAAGGCTGGATGTATTGCGCCACCTTAGACCGGAAAACTTGCTTGGTATGTGCAGCCGATGACGGAAAGACCTTCAGCTTGAATGAAAATAAACCCGTCTTGCCACAACACTTTAATTGCAGGTGCTGTTATATCCCATTTATTGACCGGAAAAGAGAAAAAGGTAACAGACCATATGTGAAGGAATCCTTTGAAAGATACGTAAACCATAGAGACGGAACAAGATCAAAAAAATATAATACTGACCATGTTGGTCATTTTAAAGGCACATATCAGGAATGGTTAACACAGCAGCTTGAAAAAGATCCAACATTTGTAAAAGAGATCCTTGGCGAGAAAAGATTTAAACTATTCAGCAAGGGAAAATTGAAACTGGATGCTATGACAACAAATGGAAGAGTTAAAAAACTATCAGAAATGGTTAACTGATCAGCTTGAAAAAGATCTTTTCCAGGGAGGGACACTTCCCCTTGGTTTACTCCCTTGGTTTTTACAGTGGTTTACTCCCTTGGTTTACACGCTCACTTTTTCATTGTTTATATGCCGATGCCCCCCCGGAAAGAAACCCTGCCCCTTGTAAGCCCCCACAACCCCTAAACACAGCCCTTTTACCATATACCACATTGTGACACCTGCCTTCAAAGGAAAAGTGTCAGAAAGGTATACCATTTTGACACTCCCTTAACCCCCTGTTAAAAAGGTTTGAAAATTAATTGTTGACACTTATTCTAAAAAGGTCTATAACCTTTATAACACTTTAACCAGGGAGGGAACACAATGGAAAACTTTGCAAAGGCATACCAAAAATTAAGCGAAAAACATAATGGCAGGTTTGCCATGGTACATGAACTGAGAAAAGATCTTTCTCTCTCCAGGGAGGATTTTAATCAGCTCATTGAAAGTAAAATGGTGACCGGTCACCTGGCAGGAAGATGTGGTGATCCAAGTCGGCTTTCTTCAGGCCAGCTAAAAGATTCTTTTTGGGGGTCTGACGGTGAACTGTACATTGCCGTTGTTCTGAGGGGATAAACATAAGCAGCCCCGGTTGACCGCCGGGGCAAAAAAAAAGGGGGGTAAACATGAAAACATTTCTATACGGCAGGACATCTACACTGGATCAGAACACGGACCTTCAAAAAAAAGCACTGACAGAGAGATACCCGGAAGGGCTCTACCGGGAAGAGAAGGTCACCGGAACCAGCATGAAAAACCGGGAGATGCTCAAGCTGATTCTGTATATGATCGACCAGGGGGAAAAACTGGTGGTATGGAAGCTTGACCGCCTGGCAAGGAACATGAATGACCTATGTCAGATTGTCACCACCCTGGAGGAAAAGGGAGCAAGCCTTGAAATACTGGACCAGGCCATTGACACCAGCACCCCCTCTGGAAAGGCCTTCCTTCAGATGCTTGGCGTATTCAGTGAATTTGAAACCAATTTAAGGAAGGAAAGGCAGCTGGCAGGTATAGCAGCAGCCCAGGCAAAAGGGAAACACTGTGGCCGAAAAGCATCACTGACGGACACACAGAAACAGGAGATCCGGGACCAGTACCAGGCCGGGACAACACCAACGGCACTGGCCAAACAATATGGTGTTTCCAGGGCGACGGTGTATAATACAGTGAGGTAAATCCATCCTTTCAGAAAATGGCTTTTAAAAAGGGGTAAAATATTGCGTTTTACCCCTTTCTTAATGCAATCCTATTGCGTTAATACAAACCTTTCTAAAATCGACTAAAATAAGCCTTATATTTGATTTATATATTTTCTGTTGCTTTTAAAGGTGTAACACATTATACTACGTTATTTATTAACGCATAGGGGGATAAAATGAATAAAAAGAAAACAGGTCTGAAACGTGGATCAGAATACAGGAAAACAGCCAAAGAAAGAAATAAAAAGTGGAGGGAGACATTGCTGGAAGAGGGGTACAAGCCGTTTAACGTTATGCTGCCCCCCGACGCTCAAAAAGTAATCCAGGAACAGAAGCGGCGTTACCCCCGCTTGACAAACCAGCAGATAATAGAAAAGGCACTGGCTGCACTTCAGCAAGTAGAGGAGATGATACCGGACCCCAGGCCTATTGATCCAGTAGCGGATTTTAGGAGATCCTTGAAAGGGTTAAAACGGACGGACGACGGCATCCCTTCAGCAAGTATAAATGATATTCGCCAGGGGGAGGCAGAACCGCCCCAGGCTGCACCCCCGAAAAAGACAGCAAGGAAAACAGCCCAGGAGATGGAAGCCACGGACAATTTCCTTTTGAAACTTTTTGGGGAAAAAATGAAATCGGCGGAGATAGCCGAAACCCTGAACCAGCAAGGCCACACAACGGCATCATACAAAAAATGGACCGGGAAAATGATCAGCCAAGCAATCACCCGGGACATACCCAACAGAGAGAAGGCCAGGAACCAGGAATAACTATTCATAGTTACTTTCTGGTTTTTAATATCCTGAAGGATAGAGTAACTATGAATAGTTATTTTTTGGTTTCTCTATATATTGAGACAGGGAATAACTATTCATAGTTACTTTCTGGTTTTTAATATTTCACCGGCATGGACGTTTCCGGCTTGTTCCATGATCTCAAGGGATTTGTTGTCAAGGTGCTTCAGGTTATCAACGGCTTTCTCCTGATCATCCTGGAAAATAGATTTCTCGAACAGGAGGGACGTCAAAGTCCCGGCCAGGTAACCGGCAAACGGACCCTTGCCATGTTTCTGCCAGCTCTTTTTTGATGATTCAATAGCTTTGATTGCTTGGGACAGCTTACCGTCTTTTTCTGCCCGCTCTGTATTCCGCTTGGCTGCTGCTGCTGAAATGCCGTGGCGTAACTGCTCCTGTTCAAAAGTCTGCGCCAGGTTCTCCACGTCAATGGTGCCTACATCCTTTGGTTTGGTTTTGACATTGAAAATTATGGCATAGACACGGACACCTTTCTTTTTTTTCTTGTAATCAACAATCAGGTCAGTGTGTCTGTTGATCTCTGCCAGTGGTTGTTTCAGGCATTTTGTGTCAAAATTACCGAAACGCTCATATTTCTCAGCAACGCCCAAGCGCTCCTTTAGGTCGTCAACCTCTACGGTCCAGGCAGGGGCATTGCCATTCATATACCTCTCTTTCAGGTATTCGTAGAGACTCCAGGCGGTAGGTTTACCAAGGAATTTCACATCAGCCATATGGTATGAAATGAAATGATCTTTCAAATTTAAAAAAAACGGCATCACTTCGGGCGACAAACCAAACCTTATTTTTTCGTCTGTCACTTTTAAACTTGAAAACCACCAGTAAGATTCTCCGTCCTCTTCTGAAAAATAGGGTTTCTGTTGAATACCACTTATGGCATTCTTGCAGGCATGGAACACTTGAGCCGGTTTCCTTTTCACATATTCAGGAAAAGCGCCCTTAAACTCATCCAGGGATACATCAAAGTACCTGGGGTTGTCCTTGTCTTTCCTGCTATCGTAATATTGCAGGCAAAATGTAAAAAACCGCCTTTCCTCTAAACTGAAAACAACCATCGGTTTTAAAGCTAAATGTGATTTTGCAATTACCCCGTTCACTGTATTACCCCCCCATTTTTTGTGTTATTACGGTCAAATCGTTTTGTGCAAGCTAAAAGCCCCGTATAATCATAATTGACTACCGATTTTTACCTTATTCTACAACCTTTATACTACCGGAGTCAAGTCTTTTTAGCATAAGGTAAAAATCGGTAGTCAATTGGTAAAAATCGGTAGTCAATTGGTAAAAATCGGTAGTCAATTGCCGCCTGTAACCCCCGCCAGTAAAGCGTTTCAGCGTCCCTTAAACAAGAACTAAAAACAAGAACTAAAAACATGCAAGGCCCCAGCCTTGTTTTTTTTAAATTTCATTTGTTAAAAAGCAGTTTGCCAGCGTTGGTAAAAATCATCCGGGGCAGGGGTTAACGCCTTGTCAAGAAACTTAGTCGTTAAAAGGGTATAGGTCGATAGTCAATTGCAGCCTTTGTACCAACCATAAACAAACAGTTTGCCAGCACCAGCCAAGCAAGGCCAAAAAAATAGGGATATCTGAAAGGTTTGATCTTGCCATGGTGTGTGTGTATGAAAAAGAAATCAACCTGTCTTAAATCGGCAATTTTTGGCCTTTCCCCGGTAATCCCTTTTCCTGGGGGGGGGATTGCCCTTGGCTTAAACTAATTTCTCCTTGACTGTACTCTCATATACCCTACCCAAAACCATCTTCAGAAAACCAGGAACAGTAACAAAAATAAAAGCTTATACCCTACCACCCCCGGTAAACACCTCCCTTTTTTTAAAATTAAAAAGTTTAAAAGTTTAAAAAAACATTAATAAAAAAAGTTTATCCCCTACCACCCCCCGGTAAACACCCATTTAAAAAAAAGTTTAACCTCCCGTTTATAGATAAACCATTGAAAAGATAAAATAAGTTTCTATTAAGAGAGTGTTTACTTTATTTTTTTCTATAATGTCAATAAGTTATTAATGTTGACAAGGAGATTTTAAGAGGTTAATTTGTTTATGTATATACACGCTCATGTAACACTATATACAGTGTTAGTTATTAACAGAGTTATGGTTTATAATTTAAGCAAATATAGTATGTTAGATGAAAAGTTAATTATTAACAGTATAACAAAAGAGGGAAAAATGATTCTAAAAACTATCGACCCCAGTACAATCTCAAAAGAGGACTTCTACCCCACAGAGGCACCCAATGTGTTCGTGAAAGCGGACGGAACCACGGTCATTCTTTCAGAAGAACAGGCCTACATGATCAAAGAAAAAGAGTAGCCATGATTTGTGCCAGGGCGACCCCCCTGGCACCCTTATGATGGTAGGAACAAAAAAGCTTTATTACCCCTTTTATCACCCTTTGAAAAAAAATAAAAAATCAGATACTCTATTATTTCAGGTTGTTATGGTTTATCCATATCCGGGGGGCATTCAGAAAAAGGTTAAACAACTACCAATATAGGAAGGAATATAACCAGGGGCATAATGATTGGGGGAGGACCAATGAAAGAAAAAACAAAGGTATTTGTATATCCGGGCAGAGTAGTCATGGAAGAAAAAGCAAAACATAAGCAGGGCTTCACCAGGAGCAAGCGGGGAAAGATACAGGACTTTTCCCCGCAGGCAAGGGCAAGGGCAAGGGATGACATTTCAGCCCTGGACCCGGGAAAACCGCCCAAATGGTTTCTTACCCTGGGCTTCCCCGACAGCGCCCTTATGGGCGGCCGAATAGATAGTGTCATGGAAATTTTTGAAAAAGCCTTTTCGGAGATCCGCCGATACTGCACCACCCAGGGTCTTTCAGTTTTTATCCGGGCAGACTTTGAGTTTCGGAAAAATGCCAGTCATTACAAGGGCAGGGCAACCCCACACCTACACCTTGTGTTTTTTGATGATTTTGAAAATCCCCGGGACTTTAAGGAAAAAATAATCACCGTATGGTTGAAGGCCATTGGCGCCCAGTATTGGCGAAAAGACCTGGCCGCCAATATGCGACCCGTGGCCGACCCAGCAAAACAAGTATTTAGCCGAATTAGAAACCCCGCCAAGGCCCTGAGATATATCACGCAGCCTATTGGCGCCAACAAAAAAATAGAACGAAACATGAACGTATACGAGAAATATAGACGTCGGAAGGCATTCAAGAAAAACCTGCTTCAGGACCTTGGCGGGGATGATATCAGCCTTGGCCGCCAGTGGTGGAAAATTGGAAACATTCCCTTTCAGGACCCCATAGAAATGGAACTAACAGAAACCGAGGCCAACACATTGAAACGCAGCTTCAGAAAATTAGGGAAGGCGGCCGGGGGCAAGTTATCCCCGGCCCTTAGACTCCGCCTAAACACTGCTGGCCTTGGCTTTTTCATGTTCATGGCCGGTGGAACCGCCCTAAAGCTGATACAGCACGCACAGGGGGGGTTATGTTGAATATTTTAAGAAAGAAAAAGGCCAGGATATATGCCCAGATAGGTCTTTCAGTTATAGAATTTGCCCGGGCAGATGCCCTTGGACATCCATTAAAAGACATCGCCCTTTTAAACGCCCTGGATCGCCTAAATACCCGCCTAGATGCCCTGGCCGAATATGCGGAAATCCCCGTCAGTAAAAAAGACTTACGGCAGGCCATTATGGCCTTGGCCGAACAAGAAGGGGACTACCTTGGCCGCCGCTAAAAAGAAAACACCGGACATCTTTGTTTCCAAAAATCGGGACAACACCCCGGAAGCCTTCCTGCACTGGGTGCAGGTCAAAAGACCAAAAGTCCTAAACGACAAGGGAAAATACAAGACGTTTCAGCCGACGGACCACCAATTGCAAATAATAGATACAATCCTTCAGCCGGACAAGAAAGGCTTGTTTTCCATGGACCTGGCCTTAAGTATTGAACCGCGTCGACATGGGAAAAGTACCCTATATATGTTGATTGTCCTGTGGTTGTTTTTCACCCGGGATAACTACACCATTCAGCTGCTTGGCAACGATGAAAGCCACAGTAAGCGAACCCAGCTAAATCGCCTTGTCAGGACCATCGAGCGCTCACCCCGGCTAATTGCAAAAATAGAAAATCGGGACATGACCGGGCTTGAAATCCGTAGACGCCTATATGGGCGGGTAACAAGCGTAATTCAGGGGATGGGCGGGCTTTCCCTATCGTCAAGCTTTGGGGACCGGGTAAATGTTCTGTGGGTTTCAGACCTTCACGCCTGCAAGGATACCAGTGTTTTCAACGCCTGGCAGGCTGCCCAATTGGATTCCGAAAATACCATGATTCTGGTGGATTCGAACGTTGATAGCTTTGATGGCCATGTTCACCAGCTTCAGGAAACGGCGGAGATAGATCCGTCTATGTATGTTCACCACCTTTCCTATGCTGATTGGGCGGACTATGAAAAAAACGCCCCTGCATGGATAGACCGGAAAAAAGCGAAACGTCTACAGGCAACCACCCTTCCAAATGAATTTGAACGGGATATTTTGGGCAAAAGAACCCAGGCAGTCAACAACCTTTTTAGTCCGGAAATTCTGAAGTCTATTCAGAAGGAATACACCCCACCTTGTACCCCTGAACAGGTGGAGGCCATTACGGCCGGCCGAAAATACTATATTGGCGCAGGCCTGGACCGGGCAAAAAATCTAATTCAGGCGAACGGCAGCGACGCCAGCGTTTGGACCGTTACATTGAAATTGCAGGACCCGGGAAAAGAGCCAAAATATATAATCCTAAACCAAAAAACCTTCACAGTGAACAGCGACAAGCTGATCATGGGGCAGATCCTGAAAGACCACGACCGGTACGAAATTTCAAATATTGTTCTTGAAAACTACGAAACTGCGGGGTTGTATCATCGGTTACTTGAAAGGCAGCTGCCCGTGGAACTGGTAACCGCTAACCAGGCGTTGAAAAACATATCAATACCGGAGTTTTTCAGAATCTGCAATGAACAGCGCTTGACCGTCCCCAGGGCGGCGACCGCCCTACTAAAAGAAATGACCGGCTACATATACGAAAGAAAAGCCAACGGGCAGTACTCTTTCAGCCATGGAACCAGCCGGAACGCCCATGATGATCATATAGACAGCTTTTCGTGGTCTATATATGCAACCAGAGAGTTGATTGCGTCGACATTTATTCTTGATTCTGTGGTATGCGAAAACAACGGCCGGGGGAGGCAATTCTGTTTTCTAGTAGGTGGTGACCATATTCTCAATTCATGTTCGATGCGTTGCCAAGCTTTTCAGACGGTCAACGGATTTCACCAGGAATATCTCCGGCAGCAGCCGGACAGTGACATCAGTTTGCCCGAATTTTATGACGCCTTTGTCAAAACTACCGTAAAACAATACAGGATATAGAATATGTTTTTTGAATCTACAACGGCAAAAACCGTGGAAAAATCATTCCAGACATACCTGGATCAAGCGACCCAGGCCCGAAAGATCCAGGCGGAAAAGCTGATTGATTTTTTCCACGGAAAACAGCTTGACGACCTGAAAAGGGATCTCTTTCAGTACAGCGGAAACGTGGACCAACTAAAGCCGGTTTGTATTAATATTGTGAAAAAAATCAATAATCGGCTTGCCCAGGTTTACAACAAACCGGCCACCAGATCAGTGGACGGTACAGCCCAGGAGAAAGACATCTTTGAACAGATCCAGATCCAGGCCAAGTACAACATCAAAATGAAACAGGCCAGCAGGTATGCCAAATTAGTGAAAACCGTTCTTGTCCGGGTACTATATCGAAACGGGAAAATTGCCCTGGATATCCTGACCCCGGATATTGTGGACGTTGAAACCGGCAGCAGCCCCGATAATCTGAAAGCGGTGATAATCACCCATTACCCGGCAAGCGGCAAAGTAAAAGAAACCCAATACCACAGATGGACGGCCGATACCTTTCAGATACTCAATTACAAAGGCCAGGTTATCAGCTCGGAACCTAATGAATATGGAATACTACCCTTTGTAGCCGTCCACGATACCTGCCCCGTGGATGAGTTTTTCCAGCCAATACCGGAAGACCTGGCAAGCCTTCAGGAAAGTATCAATTTGAAAATATCGGACCTGCTCCACACCATTGGCTTTCAATCCCATGGGCAGCCGGTTTCTAAAGGATTGCCGGACAAACAAGAAATTAAAATTGGCCCAAACCAGGCCATAAGCCTTCCAGCAGATACCAGGGATAAAAAATCAGATTTCAAGTTTGCCGATACAAACGCCAAAATTTTGGAAGTGGTGGAGGCAATACAGGCCCTGATTAATTGGGCATATATCTCCCATGGCCTGCCTGCATCCTCTATCACTTCAGACGCCAAAGAGGCCAGCGGCATTGCAAAACAAGTTGATAATTTTGAACTGGAGGAACTCCGGCAAGACGACCAAGACCTTTTCCGAATATATGAACAAGACCTTTTCCGAATTGTCCGGGCAGTGAACAACCACCACAGCCCCAGGAAACTATCAGACAATTGCACTCTGAAAACAGATTTTTCTGAAATCAAACCCCCCGTAGCTGAAAAGGGTCAGTTGGAAGCCTGGCAGATCCTTCAGGACATGGGTTTGATATCGGTGGTTGATATCGCCATGAAAAAGAACCCGGACCTGACCAGGGAGGACGCAGAAGCACTAATACTTCAGGTGCAAGAAGATAACAGAATACTGGAGAAAACCACCATATGAAAACCATAAAAGATTTCACAGCGGCAGACATCAGCCTGTCAGACTGCACCGCCTACCATGCGGACAGGGCAAACACAACCTGGGCGGCGGCAACCACAGAAGAAAAAGAGGCAGCCCTTGTCCGGGGTTTCGACTACATCCGGGTACAACCATTCAGAACGGACACAGACCTGTTTACCGATGGCATACCCCAGGACGTTGAACGGGCAGCGTGGGAGGCTGCACTGATAGAAATCACCACCCCCGGTATATTGCTGAAAGATCAAGCTAGGGATGATCATATATCAGAAATGAAACTCAACACAATGGCAATAAAATATCAGGCGGACGCCCGGGACCAGTTTAAAAAAATAGAAGCCCTGCTTGGCCCATATATGGCCAGGGGCATAATTTTAACCAGATAGAAAGGAATTACAATGTCAGAACAGAATACCGACAACACACCGGCAGACAAAACAGAACCGGACAACATACCGGCAGCAGATCCGGCACAGGACCAAACACCGGCAGACAAAACAAAACAGGACAATAGCCTTGCCCCGGATAAAGCCCTTGAAGACCTGGCAAACGAATTTGTTGCAGAATTGCCAGAGGAACT